ATTCTCTCATACTAAAATCAATATATTATTAATTACTATGATTGTACATATAATATGAAATTCTGCCAATACAGATATATAAAAAAAGGTAGCAATATATATATATTGCTACCTTTTTTTATAATCAACCTTGTTGTAAGAAATATATTATGTAGTTTTTATCTGGACTAACTGCAGCACCTAGAGAATATGGATGATTCCTAGTGCCACCAAAATCAAATACATACAGTACATAATTGTCTGGTATTTCTATGGAATCTTCATTATATGACAATCTATGCAAATATTGTTTCTGAAGCTTTCGATTTTCTTTTTCACTATAAATTGGATACACTTTATCTTTGAAACGCTTATTTCCATAATCAGGTTTAGGCTTTAATGCATCTCGATCGTCTTGTATTCGTTTACGAGTTTCAAAATACCTCTTATACTTTGCACTATTGTCTTCATCTGGAATCTGTACCTTATTGAATTCTGCTAGTACTTGATTTTCCAACTCATATATTTCATCTACAGATTTATCAATTGGATTATCTTGTCGTTCTTGTATAAATTTACCCATCGGCACAGTTGTATTTTTTACAGTCAGTATCGATCTTGGAATTAATGCATATAGAGAATCTGCATAAGCCATATTCGAATCGATATATCGTTTAACATACACATTGGATATATCAGCTTTTAAAACAACTACTTTAGAATTTGAAAGTGCTTCATCAATATATGTCTTTAATTGTTCCGGTGTGCCTCCAAATGCAAATTGTACATAAGCCCTACCTTGTAAAAAGCCTGGATTACTATGCATATGAATATTTTTTGCAAAGCCTGGTATTTTCTTTGGAAATCCAGATACGATAGAAAGTTGTTTATAATCCTTCGGATTATTGATAGGATACTGAATCAATTCTATCGGTTTTAAAAATTCTTCCAAAGATTCTTTAATCTCAGCTTTGGATCTTGCTGTAAATAGATCATGCCCTTTTCCCTTATTTTTATCTAAATATTCTCGAATTTTCCTTTCATTTGCTGCATCCCGATCGGCACGAGTTCGATAATCTTTAGTATTAACGGGATTCGTTAGCTTAATTTCCCTTTTACCATTCTTTTTCATATATGGGCTCACAATGCGTAAAGGTTTTTCTCGACCACCAATAAAATAGCCTTCATTACGTGTTGATTCAGTATTATAGTGTTTAATTTCTTTTAGTGCTGTTTCATCCTTATCATTATAAAGTGGATCAAACGTTTTATATTCACTTCCAAAATCAGGTTTTTCTGATATTTTTAATCGTTGAGAAGCGTACTCCTTCTCCATCCGCTCTAATATAATTTCATCGCCCATTGAAAGTGCCTTCGTATCTATCGATTTATCTTTTATAACAGCTTTAAAAGCCCCAGGAATAATCTCAACAAACTCTAATTTCACAGGAGCTTTAGTTTGTACAGGCTGATTTGACTTTGCATTATTTTTCAGTTCAGCACTGGTATTGGGGTTTATCTCATCCACTGTTGCCGCTAAACTAAACTGACTAGATAATGCTAGTGAAAGCATCATCAGCACAAAATATTTCTTATTCATTTCTCTCTCCTATATACATCTACAACTTTTAATGTTATAGCAAAAAGGACCTACAGTAATCTGTAGGTCCTTATATATTTGGTGCGGTTGGAGGGACTTGAACCCTCACGAGCGTACGCTCACCACCCCCTCAAGATGGCGTGGCATTTAATAAACATTTATAAACACAAGGAATACAGTATCTATCAGCTTTTATATAACATATATAATTATATATTTTAGCATATTTTAATATAAATTGATGTCAAATTGATGTCAAAACTGCAAAAAAATAGGGCACCTACTTTTATAGTAAGTGCCCTTGTTTGATAATCAAAAGTTGTCTGCATATCCACCTTTATGCAGTAAGGAGAAATGGGATCACCTCCATGTTATCTGCGTAATGCACCAGCCAAGAAAAGTGCAGCATTACTAATCGCCCATGTATCACGTTGACGGCGTAACCTTTGTTCAGTTCTTTTATTGTTCTTTATTTCCGCTTTCAACTCGTTCGATGATGCGTAAGCTGCGTCCAATGAGTTCGCTTGCTCGGTTGTTATTTGCGACGCTTTCTCCAACTCTTCGCCCTGTTTCTTGTTGATAGTTTTGAGCTCGGCCAATTCCTTGCTCCGTTCTTCGTTGATAATCTTCAATTCTTGCAATTCTGTCGCCTGCTTGACTGTTAAGCTCTGAGCTTCGTTCAATGACAAGTTTGAGCTCTTGATTGAGGCGTCGGCTTCGATTAAGTTCGTTTTGAGTTTGTTCCAATCGCTCAATGGCACGCTGATAGTTTCCTCTTGCTGTGAGGTAGCCGTCGATGAGGCTGCAAACGAAACAGATGAACAAAAGGCTAGCAATACCAATAATAAACCGCTTAACAGTAATTTGAGATTTAACCGCATTGATGTAGTTCGTGACTTTCTCATACATAATAACCCCCTTTAATCCAAATCATTCCAACGTGCCGCATACCCTCGTACATCAACGTGTACAAAGTCCTGATGGTAGTATTTACCAATGCCGTCGGCACCACATTCCTCGGCCACTTGTGCGAGGTAATCTACATCGATACCGTCGTATGTAATATCGGCGGCCACCCCTTGCGTATGGTAAGAGTTAGGCACGCCCCCTACTTCCTCATTGTGAGCCTCGCAACGATATCCACTTGTGATATAGATAGGAACGCCCAAGCGTTCACGGATAGCGTCTAGTAAATCAACTAGCCTTTTATCGATGATATGATCTAAAATAGGGTGTCCGTCGCTATCATATCCATGACGGCCGCATTTGCATGCGAATTCATAATCGCAAAAATATGTACCAATTTTCATTATATGCACCTCTGTTTCTGCTTTTAACGATAATTTCATAGTGCTTTTATCGTTATTTCAATAATTCAAATATAAAAGCCACGCCCATATATCGTGAGCGTGGCACAAACAACACTATATTATTTTTTGAGTATCATATCCACTCTTGCATGAACCACGTCAAGCAAGCCAGATATAGTAGTATTTCCGCCGTCTCGCATGTTCTCGAGTATGCTCAATAGTTCTACTGAGCCAAGATATAGCCATACGATATTAACGGCGAATGCGTATTGACCTGCCATATAGTCAAAGCACCATGCGGCGCCAGTGGCTAGGCAATACGTTAAAACTTTTGTAATGAAAGGCTTGCGCATATGCTTAGAGGATATTAACCCCTTACCCCATGCAGCTGGAATCGCTATATATTTGTCTAATGCGGTTAGATTGTCAGCGTTCGCCCCCATATCTACGAGCATTTGATACGATATAGCCGCCCATTTCGTGATGAGGTCTAGGAATACAAGTAATATAAATATCCCTAGCACCTGCACATGTTTTAAGCCAATCATATATATCGCCACATCGGCGATTACGGCAAGCAAGGCCTTTAACACGAACGAATCCGTCAACGTTCGCCAAGCCTCGCTCATGAAATTCGTTAATTCTTGCATGTGTTCTCCCTGTGGTTTGATTAATTATAGATGAGTTGCATAGTCCCCGTCGTCAAGGTACCGATGTTCAGTGTCGGACCAAGATAATCGAGTAGTTTTATAAGTGGTCTGCATAGTCCCCGTCGTCAAGGTACCGATGTTCAGTGTCGGATATACGCCGTTATCGTTCGAATGAAAATTAATCATATGAGGGTCCTCTACATATATAGGGATTGAATTAGGCTTAATAGGCTCAAATCTCATTGTCATATTTCGGCCAGTATATAGATCTACAACGCTATTTGATTTTAATTGAATGGTATTAATTGTCTTACCACGCCACTGATAAGGAATAAATTCGAATTTATTCCCCTCATCGTCTCCAGTGGTATTTTGCGTTACATTAATTTTTAATACATCACCATACAACTTATACACACTACCATTTACCTCGATAGTATCATCGGCGGGCGCACTAGCTTGAACACCTGCAATTTTGTATTCTGTTACTTTCGCACCTGTAAAATTGTGATACGTAAGTTTTATATCATCTTCACCTAATGGCGGAATTGTAACGATACATGCCCCAGTACTGTCGAGCGTGAAAGGTGTGTCATTACCAACTACCTTAACGCTGTAATGAGGCTCACCTGTAACGGATATCACCTGTTGACCTTGAATAACAGTAGGAACAGTCAAAGCCTTAAACTCTGTACGAGGGAACGGCTTACCCATATTACCAATTAAGGCTGTGAGCACGTCGTCAACGCTGGCGCTCTCGCACCACACGTTACCTTGCAATAATAGCTGATGAGCATTGTCGGCCGTAGCACTTGCGCCGTCCTTGCCTTTTAACGATTTTAGCCACTCGACATCTGTACCTTGAAATCCGTTTAATTGAGCGATATTAAACGCACTTAGCCCATTTTTGCCGTCATCGCCCTTATCACCTTTAGGGCCTTTTAACTCTTGCAATTGTTCTGGCGTAAAATCTTCATATCGGAATGGGTCGCCTTTTGGGCCTTGTTTTCCCTGTTCCCCCGGCACTCCTTGCGCCCCCGGAATTACAATATCAATCACTTTCGGAACCCTTGCTTTAACTTCCACATATTCAAAGTTTCTTGTATCTTCCATAATTATTGCACCCCCTAATGTGCTGAAATATCATGAATGAATTTCATATCACCCATTACGATTTTAATGCTATCGTTCCCATTAATAAGGAACACATCATACTGACCGCTCCTATAATTGCGGCCTATGTGCTTAGTTGCCTCGGCGGTGATTGTGCAGTACACAATATTATCATGAATTACACATTCCGCCTCGGCCAATAGCTTGCCCTGTACGCTACGCACTTTCATAACAGCCGTACAGTTAGTTAAATCAAAATCGGCACTGGCCTCGTAACCTCTACGATAATCAGCGCCGATGTGTAAAGTCTCTGGCTCGTTTCTTATAAAGTTCATATGTACCTCGCTATTAGATCATCATTATTTCAATAGCTGGAATATTTTGAGTTCCGTCGAGTTCGCAAATCAATACTTGCGTTGTTGTAATTGAGTTTTGTCGAATAACTCCGCCAGCATTTCCGCCGTACGTTGTTATAATATCAACGCCGTCGCCGTCCCAGCTAACTTTATGAGCCATAAATCCACTATCTGAACCAATAGCTGCTAATGGATAGGTAAAACTTAACCCAGCTTTTTTAATGCCATGAAATTTGACCTTGCCGATTTCGTACTCTTCCTTAGATAAGAATGTAGCAGGGTAATCCTTATGAATAACTAACGCTAATCGCATTGTTAATAAATTGCTGTTAAATATAACATTCCCATTCTTATCGTATATTTCCATGCCATACTTATCTGTTTTAGGCATTTTGTTCGAGAATACATACACTTCCATAGTGTCGGCAATTTTGCGTATGTTTTCAAGGCTGTCAGTTTTAAAGTTAATTCGCAAGTAATTCGTCCATTTACCAGTACGCGTAGGGTGGTTTTTATTTCTAGTTTCTGCAAGTTCAATGTCCTTGATAGGCATGTTCGTACTCATAGCATATACATATTGCTCGTTAGCTTGTCGCTGCAAGATTGGAATGTATAAATAAGCGTGGTATATATCCCCGTTTGGTGTCCTCTGAACGCCGTAGGTAATTCCGTCGCCATTATATCCATAATATATATTACGTGTCACCTCAGCCGACTGCTTAATAGGTATATCCTTTAGGCTTATTTTGTATTTCAAATATAAGCAACTATCTGTATCGTTAATTGTTACTATGCTGTCATTATTATGACTTTCAAAATGTTTCATATTACATCACCCCATAGATTAATGCTACTTTACAAGGTTTATTGACGTTATTAGGCGCTTTTAAATTCCACGAAATTTTACCGCCCTCAACAACAATATTGTAATTACTGCCTAGCGACTGTAAAATTCCGTCATTATCGTCTGCGTACGAATTCAAGTAATACCATATCTGCTGGTCTTTGCTCAATTCGACTGTAGCGCTACCGCTTTCCTCAATCACGTCAAAACGTTTAACGCCAGATACTTTTGTAAGTCTATCCGTTAAGCTAACAATTTGAACTCCGTTCTTATTAAATACTTGTAATCCAGCTGGCATGTTATTTTCACCCCCATGCTTAAATAATCGCTTAAATAACTTCTTGAAAAATGTAATTATTCCCATACGCCTAACCTCACTCGCAATTGATTGTCATCGTCATACACTTCAATAAGATTATCGCTAATTTCAACCCTTGCGCCACTTGTTTTAGTTCGCAATGTGCCAATTGTTGCAGTGATAGATGAAAGGCTATCTACATGCATTTTGTCAGCCGTTACAGCCCCAGCCTGTATCATTCCTTTAGCGATGATATTGTTATCAAATAATGCGTCGCCAGTAACATGCAATAATTTGCCGTCAATTCTAGTCCCTGCTGGTGTCAGATTGATGCGGCTTACTATTTCAGCACCGTCAAGGCTATTCATAGCCTCTGTTACTTTTAGCTCAATACCGCTCGAAATCTGCGTGATTTGTGAATTTACGTTATTTTGATAATCGCTCAAAGTGCGCTGGTATGCGTTGCCAAGGTCGATGATTTTGCTATCCATACCATTGACGGCGGTCTTGACTGTGCCGACTTCACTCTTTAAGTCATTTACCGCTTTGTCGATACCCTCTAGGCCTAGGCTTTCCATGTCAAGTAGGGACTTATCGATTTTAGCCTTGATAGTGGCTAGTTGCTCATCACTTCTAGGACCTTCACCGAATAGATCAACAAATGCAACCTGTACTGTATGAACACCACTTTCCAATGGTATTGTTGCTACATTCGTTGTGAAGAAATATCGTGTACCGTCAACGTAAATATTAACACCCTTACAACCTAACTTGATAGTATCGGTAGTGATACCGATGCCATTAATCAAGCTAACTATTTTGATAGTAGATGGTTTAGGCGGAATAGGTACGTTATATGTCAATTCTGCCGGAGCGCTATATCCCTTTGTAGGGTTATGAGCATATAAATATACTTTTGCACTCCGTTCTGTTAATAGAGTGCTTAAAGTAGTATTATTGCTTTTACCAATTAGCCCATACTCTTGGCCTGGGTGCAGATCATATCGCAACTCGTAAAAATCAATATCAGAGTTACGCACCTCTAACCAATTAAATGTAGCGACATCACCAAACGAAACGCCCAGCCCTTGCGGAGTATTAGGCACTTCTGATTTGAGCTCAACTAATACAGATTTGATAATGCCTTGTGAGTAGTTTCCATGGCGGTCCTTTACCTTTAATCGCACCTCATATGTATGGCCTAATTCACAACCACTAATAACGATTTGATTATCACCATTACCGCCATACTTCCATTCGTTAGTGCCTTCACGATACCATGCTTCGACAGTATCAAATGTATTAATAGTTGGTTGAGTAAATGCAGCCACTACATCAAATGACAATACACCATCGCCAATTTCGTAATACTTAGTAAATAATGCTAAATCGCTTACTTCCGGAATATAGTATGGTGTGATTGTATATGGGTATGCTTGCACCTCATCTAACCCTTGTTCGTTAGATCCATACATATTGAATGACGTAAATTTAAAATATACCTGCTTTCCGATATCCTCTTTACGATATGGAGCATGGTATAACGCTTCGTCAACTCTTACGAACCTAGCACCAGCATTATGAGCTGTATCATTAGTTCCATATTGTCCACGTATAATACCGCCCAAAGCATAATCGCCATTAAGCTGCAATTGAGCTGTTTCATAAGATAGGCACTCGCCGTCAACCCAGCATAGAGTGTTGGCTCGTTCAGCATCAACATGACTGCCACCTTTTAATGCACCTTGATTAATTATCACATTAGCGGAGTTACTGCCTTGTGTTAGGTTAGTTTTAAGCCTACCCATTCGAGCCTGTTGTGAGATATTGCCAATTCGTTTATAGTTTTCGTTATTATCCGATAACCATATAGAACAGCCTCCCCAGTTAGGCTCTGAATTAACACCGATATATAATTCGTTGCCCCCTACATCACCTGGCGTTTGAATAATAGCTACATCATTAACACTTGGAGCAGGCACATTATAATCAATAAACGGACGTTCATTTTCATGTACATTGTACTTAGCCGGAGCATATGTTCCTGGCGGTTTACCCTCTGCTGTTATTTCCAACTGTCCGTCAGCTGCCTCAGATACAGATGTTATAACGACTATCTGTTTATTTAGACCGCATAACTCATCTGTGATTGTTACTAGGTCACCTGGTTCCAATCTGCAAAAAGCCCAGTCGAGATGGAATGTATATTGATTCTTTGCATATAGCCGTTTCATAGCAAGCTGTTCAGCGTAGTATTGAGCCCTTGCCTTAGTATAGAGATAATGAGCGGACTTCTTAGACGCTGGTTTAAGGCCATTCTTTTGAACGTCTGCCACCACCTCGAATGATACTGTTTCTTTCTCATAGCTATTAGCTCGATTGATGAACTCAACTGTTGCCTGATTATATGTTTCCGAGCTATCTTTTCGCTTATATACAATAAGTTGTCCATCGCTAGCCGGAATAAGATCATCTGCCGTTAAGTTATATTGAATTTGATTAGCTGGCGACCAATCGCCAATAGGCTTATCGGCTAACGGTACAATTTTCAAACGGTCTGTAGACCAAAAGACAAGACTGTTTGTAATTTCAGCTATATCATTAATTACAGTTTGAGCCTTTGAGCTTTTACTGTCCGGAGGTGTACTAATTAGAATATCTGCTGCTTTACAATAAGCACGATAATTGTCTAATCCGTCTATACTTACATCGTCAATGCCGATAGACTTTAACACATGCACAATATAATCGGCTGGGTTTACATCGATACCGTCGCCAGTATCTAATAGCTTCCCTCTAATTTCAAAATTAAATTGAGGTAGGCTACCTCGTTCCCCTAAATCAACCACACCAGCCATATATGCCAAGCCACTATAAGGCAATGCCTTTTCAGGGTGCTTGGATAAAACATAAGGCCACGGAGTTTGTCCATAATCGCCATTATATGCCGTCAGTTCAATTTTTTCGCTCGGATAGGTATATATTTCCTTGTCTCGCCAAACCTTCCCTATACCGGCGATAGGGCCCTCACATAAGCCAATAGCACATGCAACAGTATAGGTATAGGTTATTTCTGTATGCTTTGAACCGCCACCTTTACCAGTTCTCGTCGTACTGCGATGTTCATGAGGTGTGAAATCGTCATAGTAAATAATATTGCCACTCAATCGTGTAGTGCCTAACACTTCAGGCACTACCTCACCATATGAAGCACTGTTGATTTGAAAATCAGCAATCATATCGGCTCGATTAGTGGTATTTTTACCACGATTAAATAAAAAGCCCATTATTTACCACCTTTCCTGAAACGATATACAGCACGCAAGCGACTTTTTCCTTTTGCGTCATAAAATAATACATCGTCAATCGATGATAGAATAACGCCAAAGTCAACGAACGCATGAATTACTAAATTGTTACCAATATAAATGGCACCGTGAGAAATGCAACGTCCATATTGGTATAGTAAGAAATCACCGATACGAAGATCATCAAAAGGCACCTCGTCTGCTACCTGTTTAACATATTTCAGGTACTTTTCTTCCGAACGATGTAAATGCCATTCATTGGAATAGTTTTCGATGTTAAAATCTGCAATATCCATTAGGCCACTATCAACCACTGCAGCGACCAATAAATATGAGCAGTCTACCCCTTTACCTTTCACCATAGCGTTATTTTGATATGGTGTGCCCAGCCATTCACATGCAGCATTTGCTATACGTTCACCTGTTGTTAATTTCATCGTATCGTCTCCTTTAAAGGAACATAAGGTGTCGCCCTATTCCGACTAAAATTATTGAATTTATTCTTACAAGTAGTCGGTGTTTTGTCGCACCCTGGATAGATATAGGCTACATCACCAATACGAGGTGATGTGTTTGTAGCACTCATATAAATAATGGTGCTATTTTTACTATCCATAATTTGCGTTGCTTGCCCTGCTAATGGTCCGCTTATCCATTCCATACCACCTGCTGTATAATAGCCGTCCTCAAACGGTATATCGATTTGTACGGTATTCGTACCAGTAACAGCCGTTACTTTTGCTTTCTTACGATAAGCCTTAATATCGACACCGCACTCTTTCGAGTAAATACTATAAGGACATTGAGGGTAATACCTTCGGTTCGGATATTCAATATTGAGCTTTTGTACAACTGACTTTGCACTAATTTTTAATATAAAGCCACCGCCCTGCGTTACTTCGCAAATTCCATGGAATAGGTCTATGCACTCAATCACCTTGCCAGCATCGTCAAAAAACGCACGGCGTAGATCAAGCGTTGCACCATCTAAACCACCATTATGAGCGACTTCCAATACAGGTACACCACCAATTTGGTCGCTTTGATTAGCGGTAATATTTACACTTAATTTATCAACGCTAACTGTACTGTTCGTAGCTATTTTTTCACGCGTAATAATAGGGCCATCACCTTTATAAGTGTGGCCCCCATAATTTACATCTGCATCGGTATCGGCCCAGTAATAGCTGATACCGCTTTTTAGTTTTAGCTCGTATAAATCACACGACAAGAATGATTGAGATGTGCTTAAATGATTGCTTAAAATCTGTCCGACTTCCTTCATTTACTCACCTCACTGTTACCAATTTAAAAGACTTAGACTTGAATATATCTTTATAAATAATCTCGTCTGTATAATCACCACTGAACATGACCTTCCAATAATATGTATAGTCAGCTGTAATAATCGCAGTCGGCGCTACTGTTACCCCTTGCGCTAACCTAATTACGCCCTTATCAGATACAGCATTTATCGGCGTCCCATTAGCATATAATTTTAGGTTTTCGATATGTGCTACCGGTTCCCTGAAATCACCATACAAACGAACTGCTTGCCATTCAGATTGAGCCCCAGTACCTAAACGAACGCCCTTTTCCTCAAAATCTTCTGGATCTAACCAAAGAAAAGGAACTGTACCGCCTTTTACTTTTGCATAGAACCCCATGATTTGCTTATGCTCCTCTGGAGTTAATATTGCAAATTCAGTAGTAATTGTATATTGCGGATACTGCCACGTTGTCATGGTACGCACTCGACCGCTCCCAGTACGCTTTATTTTAGTATCCCATTTTTGAGCCTTCGTAGACTTCCACGCAAGGGATTTGATATCCGGAAATTTAATTAAATCTGCCATGCTACCACGTTCCCTCCGTTGCTATGAATTCCCTATCCTGGTTAACTAAAAACTGTCTTAGCGAACGTCCTGCGGAGTTTTCAAGCCATGATCCAAATGATTGAGCGTCCATAGCAGATACGTTAAACGTAATGCTACCAGCACCGCCACCATTGGCACGAGCTATACCGCCACCAATTTCATCGTATGTACTTTCGCTCAAAGGTAATACAGCTTCTTTATACTTACCTTCGCCAATCTCAGCATAAGTTGAGCCATAAGCCACACCACCGCTTGCCAGTTTAGGTAAAGATAGATTACTACTGAATCCACTTGAACCGGAATTAAACATACCGGAGAACGCACTTTGTGTAGCTGTTTGAGCTGCACCAGCTGCCGTGTTAGCACTCCATGCAGCCATACCAGCGATAGCACTTGCACCAAACGTTGCCATACTAACTTGTTGTGCCAATGCACTCCAAGCCGGTAATTGAGCATTAGCCGCAGCAATACCAGTGGCAGATTGTTGAGCCGCTAGCATTTTACCAAAGACGGCCTGTTTGATTTGACCTGCTATCCATTGTGCTACGCTATCCGCAATAGTTTTGAGTATCGCTTTACCTAGATTTTGGAATGTTTGCATAAGAGTTGTTGTACCTTGAATAAGGCCTGAAATAGATCCTTGCAAGCTATCCATGCCAGCGTTCATAGCGTCAAACAATACTTGTTGGCCGTTCATATGAGCGTCAAATGCAGCTTGTTTATACTCTTCAAGTAATGACTTTCGCAAGTCATAGTTTTGTTGCATAGCGATATATTCATCATTCAATGCAGTTTGCAATGCCTCGAAGTTTTGAGTACGCATGGCGTCTTCGATTTTATATTTTTCGTCTTGCAACTCTGTTTGAAGTTGTAGTGCCTTTTTCTGATACTCTTCTTGTTTTGCTAATAACTCCGCATTTTTCATAGCCTCAAAGGAGATTTGTCCATCGCCTGTAAGTTGGAATGCAATGCCTCGTTCTTTCAACCTATCAATATAATGTTGCTGTTCCATGGCGTCCATTTTGATGAACTTATCGACCATTTCCGCATATTTATCTTCGATGGTATCAATAGCGTCGATATAATCTTTAGACAATTGAACAGACGGAGCTACGCTACCAGTACTGTCTTTATCAGCAGTATTGAGAGCGAATTCTTTTTGCATATCTCGAATACTTGTTTCAATAGCTCGGAGTTTTGTAAATTCCTCTTGCTTAGCCTTGATGCGTTTATCAGCATAAACATCGTTAAGGTTCTTTAAATCTTCTTGATAATTGGCGTTAGCACTCTTTGATTTATTGAGCTCATCGAGTTCCTTTTTGTATTGCAATTCGATTAGTTCGACTTGATTGCCTTGCATTTCCAAGAACGATTGCAAGATTTTTTCGTGGACCTCTTTGGCCTCTTTTGCAAGATCCTTTCCGGAGTGGCCTTTACCACCTCCGCCACCTTTTCCACCTTTACCGGTGCCAGCGGAACCGCCATCATCGCCACCACCACCGCCAACGTCTAGGCCAGTATCACCGCCACCGGATAACCCTTGTGTTATTTGTGAAGCCATATTAACGCCAGTATTTACAATATCTTGTGCTGTTTCCGCACTGATAGTATCAACTTGTTGAATAGCAGTAAAAGATGTACCAAAGAACTTTGCGACTTTATCCCCTACGCTATTAAGTTTTGCAATTAACCAGTTAAGCCCTTCGATAATCTTATTTACACCCCAAACGGCGGTATGAACAATAGTTGAAAATACCGAACTTAACGTATTACCGAAACCATTAGACGCAGCAGATGCAGTCGCAAATACACCGACCAAAGTCATTATGACGGATATTAAGATTCCGACTGGGTTTGCCTTCATTACAACATTTAATACACGCTGAGCAGTAGCTGCAGCTAATGTACTACTTCTTAATGCTAGAAATAACGATTTGAGGACAGTTGTCCCCAAAGTCAATGCGCCTATTGACAAGATAGTTCCTTGAACGGCTACTTTAACAACAGTCATTGCTAACGCATATGCCCTGGTTGCAATCGCAGAGGCTACTTGTGCCGTTTTTAACGCTACAGTTTTTACAGTCAATGCAGCAGTTTGAGCGCTACATAATGCGACTGTCGCTTTATAAGTAATAAATGCAGTGGTAACACCTACAATGGCAGTGGCAACCCCTGGCATGGCGGTTCTAAACAGGTTCGCAAAGCTCGTAACAATATTCTTAGCTGTACCAATTACAACCGATAACGCACTAAATGCACCCCTTACAGTAATAATGGCTGCTTGTGCAGCAGTACCAACTAAACGAAAGGCAATAGACAACCCAGTAAGTGCATCGTTCAATACACCTGAACTTGTCATGTTGCTTATTTCTTCCATAGCCGGTTGAAATGCAGCTATTAATTCATTCTGAACTTGCGTTCCTATATCTTGGAACGTCATAGGAATTTCTGCAAACTTAGCGTTTGTTTCTTCTGCACTATTGAATAGGGCTTCCTTGATAATGTCAGCAGTAATAAGCCCTTGCGAGCTCATTTCCTTCAATTGACCTACCGTTAAGCCCATTTCACTGGCAATAGATTGTGCCAACATCGGAGCGTTTTCCATAATTGAGTGGAATTCGTCCCCTTGTAACTTACCAGCTGCCATTGCTTGCGTTAACTGGTACATAGCTGATGTAGTTTCTTCTACGCTAGCACCGGAGATTTTGAACTGCTTATTCAACTGTTCAACAAAATAGATTGCTTCGTCATTAGATGAAAAAGCGTCTTTTGCAAGCATATTCAACTTAGCCACACTGTCGGCCATATCTAAATAGCTACCACGAGAACGGTTAGCTGCGCTATAAATCTTGTCCATAATTTCAGCAGTAGACTGACTGCCGTCATTAATTAGATTGATACGTGCCCTAATCTGTGTAAGTTGGTCGGTGGTTTGAACAGCACTAACTGCCATATCTTTCATGGCTCGCCCTGCAGCTTCAATACCAATTGCCGCAGCACCAAATGCAGCACCACTTTTGGCAGCGTTCATAATACTAGGAATTTCTATGCCGAAGATCTTCTGTGCCTTACTTTTAACAGCCTCCATCGAAGCAGTAACGTCTTTTCCTAGTGCATTTTCCGCTTTTTTAGCCACCCTATCGAGTGCTTGCTCGGCACCACTAGATGAACCGACTATGCGTACATTGATTTGTGAATCTGCCATTTTCTTATATCTCACCTCCCGCCTGTCTAAATTCTTCCATGAATAACTTTTCTTCCGTTTTGCGTTGTGCCAACGTCATAGGGTGTAATTGCTTCATGATGTCCTCGACTTTCAATCTCTTATTACCAGCAATATGAACGTTTGTCATTATACATGTAAAATAAGCCTGTCTCCGGTCCTCAATTTCCATTCGCAATTCGTACCCTTCCACCAGTTTGTAATATTCCATAGGACTTAACTTCATAAACTCCCAAGGCTTCAAATTGAGTGGACCATATGCCGTACGCTCAGCCTTTGTTATCCATAAATTAAAAGAGGGGGCTGTATAGCCCCCTTCTAGTTTTTTGCTTCTGCTTCCTCTGCTTCTACTTCAGATTGTGCTTTTTCGTCAGCTTCTTCCTGAAATGATGCATAGTACGCAGCCTTACCAAAGACACCACTACCGATTAATGCTTTTACAATTAACTGTACAAGGTCTAAATATTGAACCTCGCCTTCATCAAATAATTGTTGTAGCTTTTCTTGGTAGTAAATATAATCGCGTTTACGACCTTCGTGCTTCATTCCGACAACAAATGCAGTGATTAATTGTTGGAACGTCATTGCCCCAGCTTGAACTGCCTTAAAAATAGGTTCACCCCATAGCTGTTCAAGTTCAGCAATTCGACCAATCGTAAAATAAATTGTTTCGCCAGTATTAAATACATCACATGTGATTTTTTTCATGAGTGCGCACTCCTTATATCAAATATAAATTATGGTTGTTTTAATTCGGACAATGGACCTACGCCATTTAAACTGCCTTTATACGTTGCCACATCGTCATGTGGTGTGTTCATAGACAGTTCTGTAATGGAGCAAATACCTGTCATATAGGCTTTATTAGGATATTCAATCTTAATGTTGATAAGATCATCGTTCAAGAACGCTTGGTCTAACAATTGCAATGATTCTTCGTTAGGCATAAGCAATGTTTCAAGGTCGATGGACCACTCTTTAAGGCCTGGGATTGTAGCCTTCCAACCCTTAGTGCCTTTATGAGATGCGTCGATGCTATCCGCTTTACGAGATACATCACTTGTACGTTGTCCGCCTAATAAAAGCCATTCAGCACCTGTTGTTTCGTCGGTGCCAACATTAACATAAACCAAATAATTTTTACCGGCAGTAGGCATTGCAGCCTGTTGCGGTTTATAAAGTTTTTTTGCTGTAGCTGGTTGAGCTGGCATTAGTAGATACCTCCGTTTGTTTCTTCATTTAAATTAATAAGGCGAGCCACAAACCTGTACTGTGTGCCAATCAATGGCCGTACTGAATCATGGTCGCCTACTTTACTTGTACATTTAATATCGACGATTTGATAGCCGCTATCTTGCAAGATACATATATGGGGATTTAAACATCCACAATCATCACGCAGCTTAGTCATGATTTTTTCAAGCTTTGTTTCTAGATTTGCTATTAGTTCATATCCAACTGATAGGTCCGGGTCATCATTCCGTCCCCAAACTTCAATAAACAATTCCTGTTGCATTTCAGATTGCACAGAGTTATCTCCTGGCATCGTTTCTCCTCGAATAACCATAATAACTCCATGACTATCAATCTTAGCAGCCTGTGGGCGCATAGCGCCTAATATAACATTAAAATCATATCCGGAGCTAACAATGATACCTTTAATATGTTTCATTAACTCAAACCACATATTACCCCCTATAGATTTCAACAGAACGATATCCTTTGTACTCTGTAGGGTTACCTGTAAGCTGCTCCGGTGTTATTCGCGATTCCAATAATTTAATACGAGCTTCATAGTATTCTAATTTTTTAGAATAAAAGTCATCCGTCGAACCATTACTAGTATAACTTCCTGGTAAAGCATACGATTTATTAACGCAGACTTCTCGATAGATATATGCAAGGACTAATTCATCGATAGTAAAACTACGTATAACTTTATCCTTTGACACACCCAATCTATCCGCAAGTACATATAGCCATTGTTCTGCTTTGGATACAGCGGTCTCTGTTACCTCTTGCGTTAGCAATTCATCCCCTAATAGGTCGGCCATATCTTCAAAATTATATAGCATACAGTACTCCTTATATTTCAAAACTTAGCGTAATCTCATCTTTTACTAGCCCTTGTGCCACATCATCTAGTGCAATACCGGTATATCTGGAAAAAATACTAGTAATATTTGAGACATTATTCTGCAACGCTTCATACAAAAATGGATCTGGGGCAGTCCCAGGGTGAACCACTTTTCTAGCAAATATAAACCCATTACCGCCTTGTGGTACGAATCTCAATATCTTCTTAAAATGCGGCCGAATTACATGTGCTGGTGTCCCTGCATGTACAAAAGGGCCGTATTTAGCGACATCACTATCAATAAATACAACCCCTTGCATTCCACTATTAGAAATTCGATAATCAACAGCCTTTTCTAAATTCCCTGTTCTCGAGGTAAATCTATGTTTCTCCTGTGCAGTATCTCGAACTTCAATAGTACTTGCTTTTACTGCCTGACAAATACGCTTGTTGAAAATATCCTGGCTATTCATAGCAATTATTTTTTACCGGAACCCTTGCCGGAGGTTTTATCCTCAGGGCCCTCATCCTTAGGCTCTTTATCCTCAGGATCTTTGTCCGGAGGATTTTCATCCTTAGGCTCTTTGTCAGCCTTTGGGGTTGTATTTTTAGGTTCCTTTACAGGTTTATCTTCCACAACTTCATAGCCGTGCTCTTTAAACCATTCAATGTGGTTAGCATCTTCGGTGAAGCCTTCACCATTCACAAATACAACTGAACCAGTTTGACCTGTATAATCAGGCACTGGAGATTTAATAATCGGCATAATTGACCTCCTTATTTAACCTTAATTTTACGGAATACGCCTGCTGCCTTAGATGCTTTTAATGCAACAGCGGCAACCATTTCGACCTCGCCTTTTTTAACTGCACCAGCATTGGTGAAGTCAGGCAACCACAAATTAACCACATTATCGCCAGCCAAAGAAACACCGTGGAAACCATCGAGGCCAAGGCGTGCGACATATAAAGAAGTTTCACCTTGACCATTAATACCTACCACAGGATCATTGCTACCAGCTTTGGCACCAAGGTCAACTAACGGTGTAATGCCGTAATATTCAACTTGTTGTCCGAATTCATTTAATTGAGTAGAGTACATCGCAGAACGTCTAGCTACTGCTCGAATTTTAGCAATCAATTTAGAGTTGCCCATAATGGCAGATGGCGCACCATCCAAGCCTAAAAGGAATTCATCGAGTTGGTCTAAGAATGTCTTGTAGTTTGCATCAATAGCACCACTATCAGACAAATCAATAGCTGCTGTAGGTGTATATTCAGTAGAAGAACCTAAAAGCGCCTTGTCTAAACCATCAAATGCTTTAGCGTTGGTACCAGTATCGCCATTAATAACTGTGTCATTAAACAATGCAGTTGCAGCCTTGACCTTTTGCTCGATTTGTAATGTTACTTCATCAACAATACCGCCCATTTTAGCGATTACACGGTCGATTTCAAAGGATCCGCCAAATACTTTCAAATCAACAGTATGACGTTTACGAGTTACACTTTGAGGTGTGTATTCAGCATTAATATCACGGAAATCTGCAGTTGGTTGTGTTAATAATCGAGTATAACCATAAGTTAAAGTACCGCCACCGCCAGTAGGAGATACAGCATCATCAAATGTTAAGTTTTCAAATAAAAAAGACGATTTACGGAATTCATCAATAACTCCCATTTGTAAATCGTCTTGTACGTTAAGTTTTGCTTCAGCTAATGTAATTGGCATTAGTTTATTCCTCCGTTATTAGAATTTATAAAATTTATTGGGCTTCAATAGCAGCCGCTACGGCCCCCTTTAAACCTACTGGCTTATTACTGCCAGAATTGTTGCTTCCTGCACCACTTGTGCCTGAACCACTCCCGCGTTTTTGTACATCTTTAATTGCATAATCTTTACCTTTTAGCCATTCATCTACGCAATCGTCAACAGTTCCGCTAGTACCATCAGGCTTAATATATCCATAAGTACCATCTTCGTTGACTTTGATGTTACCAACAATCAGCTTTGAAAATTCCTTAGGATCCATAGCGTTACGCTTCGTCAAAGAATCAACCACGGCTGCAGAAATTTCAGACTGTACACGTTGTGCATCAGCATTTTCTCTTGCTTTACGCTCGGCCTCTACAGAATCCTCCAGGGTTTTAATTCGTTGCTGCATAGCTACAATACCTGCATCATCTTTAATCCCTGTAGAGGTGATTTTTTCCAGCTTGCCTTGCGCATCAGCAAGCTCACGGTCGGCAACTTCTTTTGCCGCTTTTGCTGCTTTCGCCTCTTCATTCTTGGCATTAAATTGACTCTTGGAAACGTAGTTTTCACCATAATCCTTAGTCACTGCCTCTGCTTGTTCCTCCGTTAACCCTAACTTAATTAGTTCCTCTTTTGTCATCTGTATGACCTCCTGTAAAATAAACCTTCCCTCTTCGCTTTATTTTCGTGAGCCACACCTCACGACTGCGGTCTTGTTCTTTTACGCCTGCAATACTAAAAAGGCAAATAAAAAAGCACCTGCATAAGCAAGTGCTTGATTGGTTAAATTAAGTTTTAAATTTCTCGTATTTCTACGATTTCACTGGCATACAATTCATATTCGCCAACGTCTATAGACGCTTCGTCTGGCTCATTATTTACGCTAGATGTATAACCCAATAATTTGCCTTTCATAGTATCTCCATCAACGAATATGACTTCAATATTTTCTGACTTGATTTCATCGTATCGTCTACGCAATTCTTTTTCTGTCATTTTCGTTCACTTCCCTTCGGTACAATATGAATGCCTTTATTAGATACATGCACAGTTGCAAAACTAGTACTCCGTTTCGCTCCTGTCTCTTCATGTACATCATACCCAATATGTGGGTATATATCAACTAGTATTTTATGGTTCCAATCGCCATTACGCGTAACCCCTATTCCTCCATTATTCACTCCAGCTCTTATTGCCTTCAACACATCAGAATGTGATGGTTCTACATCGTAATAGCTTTTATTTTTTGAGGCATCATATAGCTTACCATCTTTTACATGCATGCTCTGCCGAGCTACATATGATTTATTGAAATATGGAGAATTAATATAGTCTATAACGCGAGCTTTGACATCATCTTTAGTTTCGCTATCTTTCCGTTTAGAGATTTCTTCGACACGAACCTTACCATCTTTTATGTAGTCTTTTAGACTCTCAATCACCGGGAGTCTGCGTTTAAAAACATCTCCACTCCACCCCCTAGCTTTTTCAGTCCACGATATATGCCCATTCATTACTAAGTTGCGTCCATTTACCCCTAATATTTGTTCTTGTTCTGTTTTATTCAACGTCTTTAAATATGACAATCCACCGGCTTCTACATTAGGCTTTGCAACAGTATTATTAATCATGCCATCGATAACTGGCATAATGCGACAAAGGCAATGTGGATGTGCTGGCAAATGTGGGAACTTATCCTTTGGATACACTCCACGGCCTAACCCATATAAATCTGCGTTAGCATATACATCGCAAATATCGACAATAGGGTGACTCGAACTCATTCGCCACCGAAAGGCTACCACATCAGGATCATCTAAATGTCTTGCAATTTCCCCCTCAGCATATGCCCTCGCTCGTTCTGTCCGCGCAATGCGCTCTGCATGATATCTTGCCTTTTCTTGCGTTGCAACGTACACCGCACGATTAACGGCTGCGGCATTTCCTTTTTCGATTACATCCATCAGTTCGCTATATGCAGCCCTCATCCCAGGTGTTGTGCGTTGTTCAATTAAATATCGTACTTTTCTGATTTGATGTTTTACAACATCACGCCCCATCTTATCTGTAGGAAGCACGATGCTTAATCGATTAATCCGTTTTAAAAATTTAGGTAATTCGGCTTTATCAATAACCGTATCAGTCCCATAGCCATCAAATAATGCTCGTGCGGTCTCAATCGTACTATTTCCTTTAGACATAGCATCTTGAATCGTAGTAATAACTTCACGTTTTACAGCGCCTGATGCATTATGTAGCCTATCAGATAAGTTTAATCCATCAGGTGCCCATGCCTTTTGCATTGCCTTTGAAATGGTTTGTAGTTTATATGGCATACCTGCAATTATTGCACTTTTAGCTGCATCACTGGTTACACCTATATCTACACCATATCCCCTAGCACACTCCTCAACCAACTCATCGATTAACGTATCTTTCATTGCCTCCATTACAGGATATTTTTTATATGCTTCTTTAACAGCATATTTAGGCGTGTGCCCTTCGTCTAGTAATCGACGTACTTCGGCTTCAAACTCATCAATTATATCGCGTATGACACGTTCGGTATGCTTATTCATCTAGTCGCTCACTGTTCTCATCCGTATTTTCTCCATTTGAATACATGTCATCTAATACTTCTTGCTGTGCAGTAGATTCCACTTCTTTAACAATGGCATCATATACATTGCCGTCAATATTAGGCATATATCCATCAAGGATGCGTTTAAGCACTTCAACATAATATGTTTTAGATTTAAAGCCTAAATCAAGGGCTTGCTGTCCTTGAGATAAGCAATCAGCTACATCATTAATGTCAAAGTCCCTTGGATATTCGCATTTATAATTCAACTGCTCGCCAGTCCACAATTCATATAATGCAATAATGGCGTTCTCTGCATTTTCACACTGTACAGCGAAGTTTGCTAGTCGTTGATTTGTTCTTTTGAATGCCCACTGTTTAGCAACCCCTGATTTTTCCTGCTGAACCCCTACTACAGAATCAACACCACCTATGCGGTACATTTCTTTAATTTCAGCTTCCTTTTCTTGCATGATAATTTGTGCCGGCCCATTATCTGGAGCAATAAAAGCAGGAGGATGACTAGCCTCTGATGGATATAGTAGTACGTTGTTAACGCCCAAGGTTAAGTCTTCTATTCCTTCGTCGGATGGCATGGTTAAAGTAGAAAATGTTTGAGAGTTCAAAATCTGTGTCAATAAACTATCAAGATGATAGACTCTATAGTTCTTTTGTGCTAACGAATAGAACTCTGGATGCGGTAATATAGTTGTTTTCTTAGTGCTACGGCCAAACCATTGCACTACAGGGACACGTCCTAACCCATGTTCACCTTCATTAATAATGCCTCGCCCTTTATCACGAATAGTCCATTTTGTATCTGTCCATTCATAATATACTGTTGAACTACCTCCATTATCATCAGTAATAATCGTTCTATATTCGAATCTAATTATTCGACCTTTGTCATCCAGTTTCCAACCAGTCACATCACTAGGTTCAACTGAAGTTAAATATGGTAACCGTCTATCACGTACATTATCAGCCAAACTTTCACCGAATTCTGCTTCATTGTTAACAATGACATACACAACACCATACATTTTGGCAATCAAAGCCTGTTGCTGAATGTATTCTTGTAATGATGTACCTAATCGATCTGCATCTTTTAAAAACACTTTGAATTTAGCCGTTTCTTTATATTCTCTTCGAATTTCATCATTAAAGATAGGATCTACATTCGCATTAATAATCGCTGCGGTATGATTAGAATAGCTTGATAACTTTTTACGGAAATTATAATTGTCTATGCTTTCTCTTGGATGCTGTTTTAAACCACGACCTAAAGAGAATAACCCGGACCCATAGTACGCATCATGTAATAACTGGTATGCATACTTCTGTTCGTTTGTAATAAACATATAATGAAGTTCCTCCTAATAAATATCAGAATTGATGGATTTAATAACAGGCGCATTCAAACGTTCAACAACGCCTGTCGTTGCGTCTTGAGCATCATCATGTGCATTTTTACCTTTGCGTTGATACTTATACATTGATATATAGTATTCAGGCCAGCGGTCCTTAAAGTTAACTGGGAATAAAACATAATCCATAACTTGTGTTGAATTTGATAATATTCTAGCTTCCTTATTTTTACTTTGATGGAATGCAGCAATCTTTGTTCGATTACCTGGATACTTTTCTTTTAGTATCCGTTTAACATTTCTAGCAAAACCACGTCCACCATTATTAGACTCTATATCAGCAATATTTACACTATTCCGATTTATTAAATCTGCAGTTTGTTCTTCAGTAATTTCCATAGGCGCATCTGTATACAACACATCTAACACATATGCGTAGTCTTTATATACTCCATACACAATAGCGCATAAGAAGTCGTCGCCAGTATCTGCAGAATCCACATAAGCCTTCACTGCAGAGAATAGTGGATATCCTTTATCATCCCTAGGAACATCCTCATATGTACTGAAATAAGAGTATAGCCTACCTTTGACATCAATAGGCTCTTGTTGGTAATTGGCTGATGCAATATCCTCGCCCATTGCTCTAATTTTAGATAGATAGCTATCTTTTGACAGTACATCCGAGCACAGCATACTGCCATCCTCCTGAACCGCTTTCATCATAATTACTTTAGATTTGAACTTAGGATCATCTTTGAAATGCTCGATTGCACGCCCGGCCAAATCATCTGAAGCCCATCGTGTCATGATTATAATAATCTTCCCTCCCTCTTCTAATCGAGAGAGCATTGTGTTTGTAAACCAACTCCAATGTGACTCTTTGACGTTTTCATTATAGGCTTCTTCAGCGTTTTTAATGATGTCGTCAATTATTAAGAGTGTCGCACCAAAGCCTGTAGATGAACCGTCAGGTGATGTAGCTAAATAGCTATTATAACCATCCTTCAAAGACCACATGTGAGCTGCTCCATCGCCCTCTTTGATTTCAACTCCAGGGAATACATCTGAGAAAACGGTTATATTCTCATCAGCTTTAACTTCCTTGATTGCATTTCGCACTCCCTTGGCAAATGTCTTGGATAAAGTCGCATTGTAAGATCCAGTCATCACCTTTTCTTTATGGTTTTTACCAAGTACCCATTTTGACAGGTTCTGGGCTGTGCGGCTCTTCCCATGCCGTGGCGGTAAATTAAGAATAAGAACATTGTAGATATCGCCCTCATAAAAATCTTGTAATGCATCGCACAAATCAACTAAATATTGACGGTCGTATTCATAAAAGTCACCCTCTAATAGATGGCAAAAATAAAAGAATTCACGTCTCGCAAGTTCATATTTGAACTCCTGTACAACAGCCGGTGTGAATTCCATATTATCTATCCTCTTTTTCAATAACTTTTCTAATTTCTTCAGTACTTAACCCAGCTAATGGATTGTGATTTACATTAACATCAATCGTCCGATTTCCCATAGAAATATTGGCAACTTCAGCGCGAATCTTATCAATTCTTGCTCGTTGTTCGTCTGTAGCTAGCGGACTGCGACACATAACGTCGTACTGCTGAATCATTTTAGTTAAAGTGCCCATTGCCACTGATTGGGCCTTCATAAATACTACTTCTTTATCTACCGAAGAAATGACCTTATCTGTTTTAGTAACAGAGCGACTGGTCCCTTTAGCTGGGTCAATAGTAACCTCTGTCCTGTTTTCAGTGACCCGTGTATGGTCTTCTATTCCCTCAACATACATCAGCTTTTGTGCTCTGATAATACGTGCAAATTGAACTTTTATGTTCATATATAGAATATCAATAGGGCTTGATTCCTCGACTTCCATCACAATATCTAAAGTTTCTTTTGGTAAATATTTCGCTAGTAATCCGTGCTTAACAGCATTTTGATTTTGTTTAGGCGCACCGCCAGCATTGTATAATGCATTATGATTGCCAGGCTGGCCTCCTCGTTTTCTAGTATGCGTACTTTTATTTTTTGTATGCATACTTTTTTTTGATGTATCGCGGAACCACCCATAGCGCGTCTTCCACGATTTAACAGTCGCCAATGACACACCGTACTTCTCGGCAATATCCTTATACTTCATGCCGTTTAGGTAGTCCTTGTGCGCTTGCTGATGTGTCGTCACATGGCAGCACCACCTCACTCAATTCATGTTGTTTACAAAAACTATTGGGCAACCTCAGAAAATTCTAAGCGTTGCCCATTTCGAATCACATATACATTTTTATTACTTCCAATAAATTCGATATATCGTTTTACTATTACATCACAGTATTTAGGATCTAATTCGATGCATCTACATCTACGCTTTGTTTGTTCGCAGGCAATCAATGTAGAACCTGAACCACCAAACGGTTCGAATACAAGTTCTCCAGGTTTGGATGAGTTCTTAACTCCCTGTGCACATAATGCAATCGGTTTCATCGTTGGATGTTCGCCATTTCTTAATGGCTTATTAAAGCGCCATATAGAATCGCATTCAATGCCATTATTAACTTCTATTTCATACCCAGGCACTCTTACTACAATATGGTCCGTTTCATTAGAAAAATGAAGAATATAGTCATTTCCATCTTTTTCGATTTCAAGAGGAAGATTGTCATCAATCACAGTAGATTGTTTTCTGCCACCATAAAATTTATGACTAGCCCCAGGTTTCCATCCATATAGTATTGGTTCGTGTTTCCACTGGTAATCTTGGCGCCCCATTACAAATGTATTCTTAACCCAAATCAGGCATTGTTTGATAAGTAAATCATTATCTCGAATCGCACGTCTAAATTGACCACCACAGCTATCAGAGTGGCAGATATAAAACGCTCCACCAGGTTTTAATGCTTTGTTAACCAAAGCGAATACATCATCAAGAAATATATCAAATTCAGCATCTGACATATTATCGTTTTGAATGGTAAGAGCTTCCTTTGTACCTCCCTCATAAGCCACGTTATACGGTGGGTCTGTAAATACCATATCAACAACGTCCCCCCCCCAGTAGACAATCAAGAGATTCTGTCTTTGTTGAGTCGCCACACAATAACATATGCTCACCTAGCATCCATACATCACCGAACTTTGTCATAGGTTCTTTAATTGAATTGATAGCTTCTTCTGCATCAAAATCATCCTCATGAACTTCATCTGCCATTACCTGGTTTAATAGGCTAGCTATATCATCGTCAGAATAACCTGTAAACTCAGCAAAATCTCCCGTATCAGCTAATAACTCTCCTAATAAGGTATTATCGATATCTGATAGTTCGGCGATTCTATTGTCTGCAATCAGGTCTGCATACTCTGCAGCTTCGCTTTCATAATCCTGCCGGTCAATTGGAACAGTATCTAGGCCTAATAATTGTGCAGCCATTAACCGCCCATGGCCTCTTACAATAAACCCAGAACGGTTACTCACCGTAATCGGAGCTCGCCAACCTTGTGCTTTTATCACTTTGGCTAACAACTCTACTTGTTTATCACTATGGTGGTTAGGATTTCTAGGGTTTGGAACTACAGAGGCAATATCTACTAAATCTGTATACGCACAATGGATCATAATGTTATCTGCCATTATTTCAGCACTCCTTTATTTTGCTTATATTTACCGCACTCCTTATGAACCTTTGCGGTTTTTGTTTTTACCAACGAATGTGATGGCGCATACGATTTACACATATGGTCTATATGAATTCCATTGGCCTTACACCAACCTTTCACATTATTGAGACATCGCCTCTTTTCACAATACACATCTGTCAATCGTATTCACCTCGTTCCATTCTTCTTTTGCATAACCATATTCGATTTTATCATCGATAATATACTATATATTGTTATATTGTTTTATAAAAACAATATCTAGTATGGAATATTCGTTCTATTTTTCATTTATAAATTAAAAGTAAACTTTTCTGCAATCTAACGATTGTTTTTTTATATTTTAGTGATATTATGTTAGTGAGATGTTTAGACGTATAAAGGATGCTTTGAGTTATTAGCTACAACTCATTTTATTTCAAAACAAGTTTACTTGTTCCGTCTATGAAAAAGACCCCGGATTCCGGGGTCTTTTTCATTTGCATCTCAATACTGGTTTAATCAATAAATAATGGTTATAATATAAATAGTGCGGGCCCGCCATAAATCTCTTCAGAGAAATTTATGAAAGGAGAGCAGATATATGTCTAATACATCTCAAAACGGGTCTAAACGTGGCACAAAGAAATTTGTTGCATATGTAACAGACCCTAAGACTGGTAAACGTCGTTATGCTCGTGACTACGGTAAACGCGCGTTTGTTATTTACGTTTAGTATATAACTTGCCATTAACTTGCATCCTGTTGCGATCGCACTACCTTATAGGATTAGCTACCCTATAGCAAAAAGCCCTTGCCGAAGCAAGGGCTTTTTCGCTTTTGTGTTCTAGGTATTCACTGTGTCGAGAGAGATTAATTTGTTTCCCTATTAACTCACACTATCATTATAAACTGTCAAGAAGGACATGTCTAGGACAGTTTTGGGACAATTTTTAGGCTAACTTAGTGTTTAGTCCAATAACGCCCCACAGCAATACTGATAACTCTTCAATACCTCTTGCAATATAACGTTTGATAGTCCGTACATCAGGCTTTTCAGGAAATGATTCAGCAATCTCTTCTAAGGTTTCTCCATCAATATAATACCTGCGCATGCATTCGCAATATTTGAATTGCTTGCCACTACACTTCTCAGCATAGATATCGAGCATGTTATTTACATGTCGCATCATCAATGCTGTTTTTTCTTTAGATTTAACAATCGCATTTACTTTCACGATGCTTTTATCGTCAAACATATCAATTAACAGTTCATTGAGCCATATATCCTCGGCTTGTGTCGAATCCGTGATAGCATTGTCTACGTATGACTGTAACTGACTATAATGCTTAAGCAGCTTGATCGTGTTGTGTCGAAGTTTACGACCTAACTGTGCATTTTCTTGCTTGGCTAATTCATAGTAGGTTTTTGTGGCCACCTCAGTGGCCAACCTAGTGATTTTTTCAATTTCGTATTCATTCAAATACATCTCCCCCTTTTTAATTTGTAGTTTAGTCCGAATTGTGTTTATACCAACTTCATAAGAAGCATCTAACAATAATTAAATCATGTTCAATGCTTTCCATTCGCTTAACACAAATGTAGCAATACCATGTTTCTTGGCGTATTCATATTCGCCTTTACAACCTCGGCTAGTCTCCCAGCCATCACACAAGACCAGTACATCACAATGATTAAGTAGGCCTAGACATATACCTAAACCAAATTGATATTGGTCTCCGGTTAAATACATGAACCCATAATTATGGATAGGTGATACATAGTCATGTGTAATATCAACCATCACCAGTTCTTGCATGATTTTGTCTATTTTTTCTTTATTGCTCTTCTTTCCACCATATGGATGAGCCACATATACTAGCTTTTTCTTCATAATACCTCGCTTTAATTAACGCTCTTTATAGGAATATACTCATACGTTCCGATATGTGCAGGATTACATAATTCTCTGTATCAGTTATAATTTCATCTGCCATCGTGCCTATGAACTTTCTATTGTCATTTTCTAATACACCTGCCAATTGTAGACCATCAAGAATAAATTTCTTAGCGAACGCTACATTGTCAGGATCATGCCTGGTCGATGAGTGCCATTCAAATAAAAGGTCTACTTTACCCTTAACCGATTCTATCTGTTGTGATAAACATTGTTCTTTGACTTGCTCGGTACATTTCTTTTTCATAGCAGCGGCAGCTATAGTCGAACCACGTTCACAATCAATGTACTCGTTCAACGTAGGGAACCTATCATGGGTTTTCTTCCTAAACCGAAACTGACAACGTAGGATAATCTTCATCTGTGCGAGTCTCCCCAAAATATAGCCTCTTCATAATCTTTGCCACGTAATCTATCAATCACTCTTTCGCTATAATGGTCTTTTGTTTGGTCGTTATTATAATTAGTTGTCAGTATAACTGGCTTCATATCATGGTATCGGCCAATAATAATGCTTTCAACTTTTGTATGCACCCAATCGGATTTAGAATACTCCGCTCCAAAATCATCTAACAACAATAGCGGAATATTCCTGAGCTTTTGTTCATAATTTAGAAACGCAACTCTATCACCCTTAGATAATGTGAGCATAATGTCCAATAGACTAGGCATAGAAATCATCATACAGCCCCGTTTTAGCGCTAGAACCTCTTTCAGAATACTAACTGCTATAGAAGTCTTTCCAGTGCCAGCAGGCCCCCTTAAAATCAATCCTTTGCCACTTTTAAGATTTGATTCTAGGTTATCCACATACTGTTTTACTACAGCATATGCGTCAGAATTCTCTTTAGGGAAGCTGCCATGTTTACGTAACCATCCGAAATCCATATCATAATATCGCCGAGGGATACCAACTGCAGCATAATGTCCATTAACATCATTCTTAATCACTACAGGCTTATCATACACAGGATAGAAAAACTCATCCTTTACCATGGACTCGTTCATACTCTGCTTGCCAGTCGACTTCTTCCTTTTTTCGAGAAACGTTTCTAGCATTTCCGTTATGTTTACTTGCTCCAAAATCTTTTTGCACCTCCTTCTTTAGATTTCCTGCCGTGACAGTTTCAACATACTTGATGCTATTACCTCCGTTATCGGCTGTGGTATTAATAGCAACAATAACTCGTTCCTTCCCATAAGACTCTACCAAATCATCCAGTCGGTCTTTAATGACAGGTGATACATCTCCGATTGCCTTCATGTACAAATCATAAATGGGCTTATTTTTTACTTCATCATCGTCAAACATAGATAGAGGATTTTCATCTTCACGCGCGCGCGTATCTCTCTCTATATTCTTTTCTTTTATTTTCTTTTCTTTTATTAGTTCGTTTTGCTCAACATGTGTTCCTTGGTGTTGAACACGTGTTCGTTTTTGTTCGTTTTTACGTCTAGCCTCTCCGCTCTTAATGCCTGCGAGCCTACGTTTTTCGCGGAGTTCTTCGTTTTTAACTTTTCGAAATTCAAGGCGCCGTGTTAAGCTCGGAGACCAAAAATATTCATCATCACAAGCTAATAATTCATAGTCTGAAATCAATGAATTTACGAACAAAAATGAACACATTGAACATAACTCATTTTGTTCAAACACATGTTCATTTTGTTTGAACACATGTTCAACACATGTTAAATTTTCTTTATTTTTTACTCCTAACTCATTATCAAGAGCAAGGAATGTATATCTTTTTAATGGCAGTTTGTAATCTTCATATGATGCTAGCTTTTCAAGAATAATCCACCACCATGCATACGCGATCATTCCATATTCAGATATCATTGCCACTATCTTAGGGTCACTGCTCGCTGTAACATCATGGCTAAAATAATAGGATTGGTCTTTTGCCATAAATCATCATTCCTCGTCTGCAAATAAAGCACCCTGTGCACGTTTACCAGCAATAAACCTTACACATTCATCAATTAAGTCTTGCACTGAAATAGCAAATGTACGATCTGCATACTCTACCGGCAACCAATCAGTCTTGAATTTCAGTTCATCAGTAGAGTTTGCATCTTGTATAATGCCTTCAACGCTGACTTTCTCCACCACATCTTCGATAACGCCATATTTAAACTTGAATTGTCTTACGACAAACGGGATATTAAACTCTTCCAGGAATTCAAAGTTCTTTTTCATAATAGCCTGTAGTCGGCTGAAAGCTTGCATGAGTTCAGGTCGTGGATCATCTTTAGATTTAATGGTAAAGACATCTGTCAGACCAGTAGCAGATGGTTTCTGATAGGCGATATTGATATCGTTATCTGTAATTTGAATCGATTTAACAATCATAATGGACTCCTTTCTTGTTCTACGACTACATATTTACCGGTGGCAGCTTCAACAGCTTGCTTAAACATAGCTGCATCAGAGTTTTCATCGGATAAATGAAGCAGTCGAATGTCCTGGCACTTAGTAAGGTCCATAGACTTTAGAAATTTAATAACATTCTCTAGCGAAAAATGGGATTGAATTAATCGTTCCATACGTTTCTCATGTAGGCATCCATCGTCAACGCGTTGGTTTAGGATTTCATATGAATGATTACACTCTACGAGGATATGATCCACATCCTTAAACCTAAAACGGCAGTAATAGGTATCAGTGATGTATAAAAGTTTTTCTTCTCCGTCGGTAATTAAAAAACCAACATTCGGAACATCATGCTCTAATTCAAATGGTAGTATAGTAAAATTACCAATAGAAAATTGAATCTTAGGCGTTATATAGACCACTTTATGATGTCCGGCAACATAGATAGCCTCAGCTGTATCTTTTAGCATGTATACGCGATGTCCGAGTTTTAATAAATCAGGAACGGCCTTGCAATGGTCTCCATGTTGATGAGTCACTAATACGCCGCATAGATGCACAAAATTAAATCGACAATATCGCTGTATGTCTTTAAATGCTAATCCTGCATCTAGTAATAATTCATCCCCATTAGTTGAGGTTTTGATTCGGTAGCAGTTCCCTTTTGAGCTACTACCGAATGCTTGAATACTAATCACAATTAATCACCAAACATATGGACGACTTCGCCTGTTTCAGGATCTACGAATTCACTTGTAGAAGTAGGCTCAATATCAATCGTTTCTGAATTTGCGTTATTAGCAATAGTTTCAGCCACATCCGATTGAACGTCGATGGTTTCGCCTTCAAAATCAGGTGTGAGTTCGCCATCATTATCACGGATGACGGCGCCATCTGAGGTGAGAGCATTCGTCATATTCTGCATTTCAACAGACAAAATACCATATTTGCTTAGCAACTGTTTAAGTACAGTTTTAATAGCCATTGCATCGAAGTCAGTTTTCCAAAGTCCAAAACCTTTTTTATAAGTTTGAGAATACTTTTTAGCATGTGCTTCCATTTCTTCTTTAGTCATGTATAGGTATTGTTCATACCCATTCTCTAATCGGAAATAGGCCATATATCCAACTACATCATTCCCAGTAGGCTCCCCTAATTCGAATTCACCTGTTAATCGATTCCGTTTCTTTATTTCACCCTCATAGATTTTAATGGCATTAATCTTTTTGTATTTGCCAGCTCTAATGGCTAGCTGAATATACCCTTTGTATCCCATTTGAAATTGGGCTTCATAAATTTTCTTTTTGCCATTATAAAATGGAACAATATAAGCGAAGCCTAAATTTTGATTAATAGGAAGGTCTAGTGTAGCTGCCATAATACCAGCAGTAACTACAGTCGTAGGGTCTGCCTTAGTTAAGAGTTCATTATTGTTAGAAACAGAAATCAAACTAGATACAAATGCTGCTGACTTCTTCCCTAGTATTTCATTAAATCGTTTTTTTATAGACTCACTCGATACTAAAGTCTTCAATGATTGAGTTTGTAATTGTGTTTGTGCTTTTGCAATTTCTCCCATTGTGTGCCTCCTATGCTACGTCTTCACATACAGCGTGAATGTTTAATTTAGTTAAAATACTATGGATTTCTAAGCGCCCTTTTTGCGTCCACTTAGTCGTGATTTTTGAATCTAAGCGACCATCACTTCTGCAGAATGTAAAGGTTTCTGATTTAGTAAAACCTTTAGCCATATGCTGTTTGTAGAGAATCCATTGATCACCGACCTTACGTTGTAGACCGGCTTCATGCAAAATTTTATTTAACTCTTGAGCACTAAGGCCATAGTCAGCTGCAATTTGAGTAATCGCTAAACAGGATTTACTTGAGAGAATTTTATCTACGTAATCCTTAACCGGTTTAAACTCCGCAATCTGCTGTTCTTGTTGTGCTACAATGGCTTTCGTTGCATTATGTGATTCTACCTCATCGGCATACGCTCTAAGAGCTTCAGGCAATGTCTGCGGAATCACCATAGAATAAGAACCAGTTTTTCTAATAGCTGGGATTACATCATGCGTAATCCAGCGCTTGAATTCTTTGGCTTCAGGTTTTCGACTTGAAAGCACCAGGCTATATAACCCATATTCATTTACAGTCAATAAATTCTGATTGCCTCCAGGGGTAGGAATTGAATTCGTACCCTTTTCATCTTCATCTAAACGCCCTACAGCTTTAGATGTATCATTAATGCCTAAACATTCGCATACATCTTTTGCTACAAACCACACTTCATTGTCTAACGCCTGGACTCTAACTTGCCCAAAAGAAATGTTATTGAAAACTTGCAATTCGTCCATATTTACACCTCCTTAACCACTAATTGTGGTTCTGATTCATCAACAATGAGCTTAATGGTTTGACTATTTACAGGAACAAACTCAGTCACCGCTTCAGCGTTATCAATAAACACCGGAGCGTTTACTTTGAAATAGCTAGTTAGTGCGTTGATAATATCAAGGCCTACATTAATACGTGCAGCGTTATTCATGCTGCGATACGGAACCCCTTTATAGGTGGTTTCGCAACATTCCTCAACGTTGCCGTTCAACATAACATTAAACATCTTGAATCGTGCTAGTTTGAATCTCGAGTTAATAACATCTTCCAGCATATTAACCTTGGCCTTAACGAATTCATCCATCAGATAAGAGGCTTCATCGAGCTTTGATTTTTCTGCTGCTAATTCAGCCTGTTGACTTTCTAGCTCTGCTACACGAGTATCAATCCGTTTAGCCTCTTCGTATTTATTCAATTCAGTTTCAAGGTTAAAGCGGTGTTCTTTCGTTGTAGCAATACGTTTGTCTATGTCTGCAATTTCTTCAGAATGATCTATATTAGATTCATCGAGTTTCATCTGCAGCATAAACTCTTCTGCTTTTAAATCAGCATATATAGAATCATCATCAAGCACTGGAGCTGTTAGCTGCCCAATTTCATCAGTTATGGTTTGTTTGACAAGTTCTTTCGCCTTAATAAGAGCCTCTAAAGTTTCAACAGGCTCTAAGCCGGCATCTCTCTTTTTAATATTCTCAATGTCTTGTTGCTTCAGTTCAATAGACTGATTAATTTCTTCTAATCGCTTAGATTTTCTAAGGTTAAAATTCGTTTCAGCTTTTTCACGTGCAGCTTGAATTTGCTCTGTAGGAAGTTTTTGTCCACATGTCGGACAATTCTCATCGATATCCATTACAAATGCATCCTCGTTGACCTGCTGACGTTGATGCATTAACTCGTCAATAGTGCTTTCGATAAGCTGAATATCCCTATTGGATGTATCAAGACGATGCTTAGTATTCTCAACCTTAGAAGATAGATTGTTAAGTTCAGATACAACCATATCGTATTCATTCGACTTTAATGCAGATTGTTTTTTATATTCCATCTGCAGTTCACTTTCACGAGCCATCAATCGACGTTGTACATCTCTAAGCTCCGCTCTAGTATCAACAACCGCATGTCCATTCACTAATAATGCTTTGTCTGCCTCTAGAGCTTCTAGCGTTGTAGTTGCTAAGCTAATGTCCTGAATAAGAACGTCTCGAGGAGTATCAATGGTAGGTTTACCGCGCAAGGCCTCATCAATTCGAACTGGAATCATATCCAGCTCTTTATTAATAGCGGTTTTCTTAGCAGCTACCACCTTTCGATGATCGTCTACACTATGGCCTGATAAGATATCAGTTAATGCTTTTAGCTCACTATATTCTGCAATAACATCCTCATCTGATATATCTCCGCACATCTCAAGTAATAGCTTTCTGCGGTTCTGCCAGGAATATGTTTCGTTGAAATATAATGGGTTAGTAATCAATTTGAAAATATTTTCATCAACTAATGAATTTACAATCTCCTTATATTCCTTTTCTTTTTTAGGAACCCCATCAACAAAATAGTCTGTCGTATGACCTGTCATAGTTACTTCACCACCACGAGGGGATGAGTACTTCTCCCGGTACACGCGCTTTAATTCAACAGTGCCCCCTTCATCCAATGTAAAAGTACCTGTTACTTCGTGATTGACTTTATGAACAGGCTCGCCCTTATCCAATGTTTTAATCTCAAAGTCGGCTCTATCTAGGCTATCCTTGCCGAATAGTAACCAACATACAGAGTCAAATACAGTCGTCTTACCGGTAGCATTATCTCCGCGGATAATAACATCACCGTTGAAATTTATAGTAAAGGCTTTCAAGCCTTTAAAATTTAGTAATTCTAATTTTGTGAGTTTCATAGTGATCTCCTATACAACATTAGCGTCCACATCAATGGTATGAGGTTCAATCTTCAAACGATTGGCCCATTTCATCACTGTAGAGTGAATTTTATTGTCTTTTTTTAGTTGTGCATTCGCGAATAACTTCGCTTGTACTAAATGATTAAATTTAGGTTGACCCTTTTTAACCTTATTACCAGTGGCTAACTCTAAGCATGCAATAGGATTCATATCATCATCCGTGACAACCACAATTGCTGCTTGCCCTTGAATGACACGGTCACGATATGAACCTACACAGTTCTTCAATTGCTTTCCATATGTCATTAAATCAGCTGCAGTTTGTGGCACCATAAAGTGCAGCCCATTCATATCAGCTTGTAATTGAGGTTGAGCAGGCAATATTACATCTCCATATTCCTGCTTGTTGAATATGTTGATTACTTCGTCATGGAAGTTCTTCAACTTGAATCGTTTCTTCCATAATGCCTCTTGGTATTTTGGCTCGAGTTTTGCGTGCATATCCACACAATCTTCTATAACACGAATGTCCTCACCTAGTAGCCAACGCAATATGGTAGGTTCACCGCACCGGTTAATTAGTTGTTGCCACATAAACATTGCATGTGGACTTTTTAATCTCATCGCCTTACGTACATCATTGGCATTGTGGGCCTTACCAAAATATGGGTCCGTACCTTCATGCCTACTACGCTGTAATGTGAGTATAGTGCGTCTACAATTCTCATCGTAAAAAAGATTAAGGACATCAGACATGTATACGCTCAATGGATCATCAACCATACGCTTCCGCAAGGCTCTACTGTTAGGAGCCTTATATGATTGTCTAAGCGCTGCTTGAAAGTTCATACCTTTTCTTGTAGCCCCTAGCACATCGTCATCAAATGGGATATTTGTATATCGATATAAGCAGTAAGCATTGGTCCAATACACATATTGTTTCATTAAGCTAACAATGCTAGGCATATCAGGTGCCGATAGCTTCAGAATCATATTGAGCAGCATCGTAAAATGGTAGCCATTTTCTTCAGTAGCGCCAGGTGCTACATATACATCCTTTGTTCCATATCCGTAAGTTTCCTTCAATCGTTTTTCAAACATTAGACGTAACGTCTTAAATGTTTTGTTTAAATACTTCCGGTTAAAATCTGTCATGGCGTATGAATCGCCAAAGAACTTCAGTACCGGCATAATCTCGTTCTCACGAATATAGTCAACAGTCAATTCATGATGGATTCTAAATCTATCAATAAATGTCGCCTTACGCTTTTTGAAGTCAAATCGTAATGTTTCTGTACACATCCCTAAGTCATTTTTTTTGCCATCAAAGAAAAGCTGGATAGCTTGATATCGAATCTTCAAATCTAGGAAGTGCTTATAATTGATAACTTCGACATAAGCCGATACAGGATATACGCTCTCATCATTTATAGAGAAGTAAATTTTATGATCATAAGGATTAGAAGATGCTCGACAATTTGGACAGGTATAGTATTTCGAACCGGTAACATATCCATTCTGATATGAATATCTACGTTGCCAGCTGCCTCCAAACGTAAATCCACAATCGATATGGTGTATAGTTGTATATTCCGCACCGTAAGGAGCCTCTAGAATTACACTATCGAACATTTTGTGAATATAGGTACTGGATACAATCTCCACAGTGAATACCCCCTTTAATCACCAAACATAGCGAATAGGTCTTCTGCTTCCTTCTCTTCAACAGGTGCAGGCTCTACTTCTATCACTGGCTTTGGTTCTTCTTTAGGCTTAGACTTTTTAGCCGTAGTCTTTGCTTTCTTGCTTTTAGTTTCAGCTTCCTCCGCTTTAGGCTCTTCCTTTTGCTTTTTAGTAGGTTCTACGATTCCACAAGCCTTTACAATAGCATTGGATGCTTTCATTACACCCTCGGTGTACGCGATACCAGCTTCGTATTCCTCGACATTAACAGGATCAAGTTCAATTGCTTTATGTAATGTATCCAATGCCTTTTTACAGATATCAGCTTGTGCTTTAAATTGTTGCTTAGACATATTATTCCTCCCCTGCCATGATAGATTTCAAATCAGTGATAAGATCATCTGTTAATGAGTCACTGGATGGACGAGTAACACCGTGCTTGCCAAAAATTGCAAGTGCTTTTTTTGCTTTTACGCCGTCCTCACCCATCCATTCACGGAATTCTTTATAGAATGCTTTTTTATCTACCGGTTCATCAGTTACATCTAATACTGCATCCTGTTCCGGCGTTTCAATAGTAGCTGGTTCCTCAGTTGGTGTTTCTGCAGGATCAGGTTCTACAACCGATTCTGTTACCGGCTCAACCTTTTCTTCTTTTTTAGTTTTTGTTGGCTTACCTTCGAAATCTGTTACAGGAACATCATCTACAGGCGCTGTTACTTCATTTTCTAAGATTTCTACTTTACAACCTTCAGCTTCAAGTCGAGTTATACCTTCTGCAATCTTTTTACTACTCTTTTCAATTGCTTTCTTGAATGTATCCTCGAGTTTACTTTCTGCTAGTTCAAGACTGGTGCCTGCCTTTACTTTAACAATTGGCTTTTCTGACATGCATTGGCCTTGGCATTGATGATTTAATCGTTCGTTCCAATCTGCTACTTGCACTGCTAGATCGTCCAATGTATTGAATTTAATAGTTAAGATATTTTGGTTTTCCATGATTTAATCTCCTTTAGAATTGAAATATTAGTTCTCCATCAACTAGTTGACCTTCTACAACTTTTGGCATCCCTAGTTTTATCAACTTATCAATGACAGCTCGCTTTTGAGTAATAAAAATACATCTGCGTTCAATCTGACTCGCCGTCGGTTTAATCACAAATGGTTCGTTCTCCACTGCGGGGGATACACATATTACTCTGTTATTAATATCAATACCGACCTTGAAATACTCTGGACCTTTAATTTTCCGATAGGCCATCATTGATAGTTTGATATAGCTCTTACATGTAACAATAGCAACTTTCATAGCTCTATCATGTTTACCGTTATGTTTTTCAAAAAAGCTAAAGTCAAATGTATTTATAGCTAGTTTTGATTTTTTCTTTGCTACAAGTTCAGGCATGATACCTCCTTTTTAGTAACGACTTAATGTGTTACAATTAACTTGGTTATTTAACTAGAGCTCGTATCTCATTGCCGTGAGTACGGGCTTTTTTACATTTATTTTTAATGTGCTCATCATGGCATCTCTTACACACCCTAATAGCTTTTCGATTTACTTCATCGAATATATAGCTATAGGTATATGGGATAATCCTTACGCCACATTTTGTATAATTAACACGCTTCATATATCACCTCCTAGAACCAAAAGGGCATCAATGCAAATAGAGAAACAAACATCATGCAACTAACCAGAATGAATACAGCCAAAAATAATGCTTGTATCAATGTTTCCATTATTCACCTCCATGTTTAACTACATATAGCAACATGGCACTCGCCCATAATATCCCTATGGCCATTACTAGATCAGGTATGACAAAGCCTTGTACATCTGAACCCTCTAGCAACCCGAACATTACAAGGGACGCTATCATGATAAATTTATTCATCTTTCACTCTCCTATTCTTGCCTGGCATCGTTTCGCTAACCAGGCATTAAACGAATCTAAATGAATTAAGCGTTTACCACCACGCTGTCCGATTTTCATGGACGGAAAATCAAAGTCTTCCGCCCATTGACGAATCACTGCAGGTGCTACACTAGCCATCTCCGCAGCTTCATCAACAGTGATACATAGCTTGCTTCTATCCATTGAACCCTCCTTATCAATATTTCATTCACTAAAAGGCTACTTATACTTAGGAGTTAATACAGCAATATAATGCGGCGCCGGTTCAACATCATCAGCAGTAATAACGGCGACTACTGTATCGTCATCTTCGTTTTTAATAACTATTTTTGTAAACATATCAGTATTCAGTATTGTATTTTCTGTCATGATAATCTCCTTCTATTGTTATTTACTTGCTTTATATTTCGTTCAATTAGATTAAAAAAATTTGCTCAAGCGAAAGATCTGTGGATAAAGCTTTTTTAATTTTGACCGTTTCAGGGAATGTAAAAGGGCGCTTGCCATTTAGCTTTTCATTCAATGTTTGATATCGAATCCCTGTTTTATTTGCTAAATCTTTTCGAGTCCACCCCTGTCTGGCCATTTCCGCGTTAAGGTTTGGGTACATAAATTCACCTCCTAACATATAGATATAATTTTTAATATCAGATGTCCGATATTTCGTTCATCTTTATGGCTTAATTGTAGCTTTATATTTCGTGCAAGTCAAATAAATTTATATTGAAATTTCGTTTAAATATATTTAATGTTTGAAATTTCGGTTTTATATATTGATATTTCGAACATTAATTGGTATTATACAGATATAGGTTATTTAAATAGGAGTTTCTAAAATGACTCGAGAAGATTATTTAAAAGAGAAAATAAAAGAACAAGGCACCCAACGTGAATTTGCAGCCAAAATAGGTATGCCACCTTCCACATTATTTTCTATATTAAGAAATGTCGGTGGTGCTTCAATTGATAACATAATAAAAATTTGCAAAGGTTTAAATATAAAGCCTGATGAGTTAGCCGAAATCGGTGAGGAAATAACTATCCCTAGTGAAACCAAAGGGTACTACACAAACTCTGAAGCAGCCGAATTTGCGGAGTACTTACGGACTAGACCAGGTGCCCGTATGCTTTTTTCTGCTGCAAAAGATATGTCTAAAGAGGAGATGGAAGAAACAGTCAAATACATAGAGTTCTTAAAATCTAAACACAAGTAATACACACAAGGGAGAGTGTTATCGTTGGTTGTAAATTTGATTTACTGCGACTTACCACATGCTAATGCTGTGTCAGAGGAATGTGAAGATGTAGATACTCATAATATCTACATAAACAAAAACCTCCCTCATGATCGCATGAGAGAGGAAATTAAACATGAATTAATGCATATTATTAATGATGATTTTTACATAGATGAACATGTAAACCTTGTCGAACAAATGGTTCGTAGGTCACATATAGATGATTCGGAATTAGAAAATATCGACTTTTATCATCATTTTAATGTGTAATTACACATAAGGGGAGAAACCATGAAGAAACTAATTATTATTGCTGCATTAGCTTTAATGTCTACATTACCGGTACAGGCTGTAACATTTCAAGAGTTAAATCCATATAATGGGTATATGCAGATTCCAAATCCTATGGGTGAAATTCAATTCATACCTATTGAATCATTAGTGACCGAAAAGGACAATGGGAACAAATTAGAAATCATTCTACCTGTATATGGCTATAACAACGGAGATACCGCTATATCAAGTTCTACCAAACGATTTACTTATGATTTTATAAATCATACAATCACAATGGAAATCATAGAAACTACATTCTACGATGGTAGAACCGGCCGCGTTATATTCCATTCATTTATTAAGAAACCTAAACGCGTTGAATTGCAACCAAATACTTATGGGTATTTAGAAGCTATGGGTGCCCTAGGAAACGCACAGCGCACTGGTAAATACACACCAAAAACACAAAACTAATAAAAAAACAGCCCCTACTCTGCTACCAACAGAATAGGGGCCATGATACACACCTTAGAGGTATATACCAAAGAACACTATTATTATACCACAAAACCTCTAAGGCTTATTTAACATACCCAAATTTAGGCCTAGGAGGTTATTTTTATGGCAAAAAAGAGAGCCGATGGACGATACCAGGTATCGAAAACCATCAACGGCAAGCGTAAATTCTTTTATGGCACCACCAGAAAAGCTGCCATAGAAGCTATGGAGAAATACATAAATACAAATCAATCATGTGCTAATTTCGATGATACTATTTCATTAAACACTTGGATTAATATATGGTTACAACTAAAAGAAAAGACCATAACCCCTGCCACCTATCAAAGTTATACTGGTATTATCAATCGTTACATAAGAGATAAAATAGGCGGCGTGAAGTTAGCTGAAATTAAACCTAATACATTACGTTATGTCTTTGAATCAATGGATGGATTGTCATCAAGGACTATCTCATATACCATGACAATTCTAGGCTCCATATTAGAGCAGGCGGTAAAAGATGACATCATTCCTAAAAACTACATGAAAAACATAGACCGGCCAAAGCAGATTAAAGTTCGGCATATGGTAACGTTATCTGTAGATGAGGTTAAAAACTTCCTATCCAATATATCTAACGTAGAGCATCATGCACTATTTAAATTAGCATTTGCAACAGGTATGCGGCGGTCTGAATTATTAGGCTTAAGATGGTCAGATATTGATTTCAAGAAATCAACTATATCCATTTCACAAACAGCCCTCAAAATCGGATCTACTGCAGTTATATCCAATACAACCAAGACCACATCCTCAAAACGGATAATCGCCATTGATACGGAAACACTCCAGGAGCTTATGAAGCATAAAACAGTCATAGACAAGCGCAGAATTAAAACCATGAACTGGATTAATAACAACCTTGTATTCCCTGGTATAAAAGGCGGACCTCGCTGTCCTGATGAAGTCAGCAAGCTATGTAAGAAATACGCCAATTTAATCGGTAAGCCATCTTTTACCATGCATGGTACTAGACATACACATGCCACCCTTCTCATCGAAAATGGAGCCAATATGAAAGCCATACAAGAACGTCTAGGGCACGCGTCATTTCAAGAAACAATGGATACCTACTCACATGTGACACCTAAAATGGAAGATGACATCGTAGAACGTATTTCTAAAATATTCTGATGTCAAAATGATGTCA